ATGGCAAAGGGAAAAAACAAAAAGGAAAATAAAGAAATAGAAGAGCGGGAATCTGAAGTTCAAAACGGGCCCGTTAAACGTCAGAACGGCGAACTGGAAAGTACCGTTCACGTTCAGGATCTCTACAAGAACTGGTTTTTAGATTACGCTTCGTATGTGATTTTAGAGCGTGCGGTGCCTGCTTTAAACGACGGACTTAAACCCGTGCAGCGCCGCATTTTGCACGCCATGAAGCGCATGGACGACGGCCGCTACCACAAGGTGGCCAACATTATCGGTCATACCATGCAGTTCCATCCACATGGCGATGCGGCCATCGGGGATGCGCTGGTGAATCTTGGCCAGAAAGAGCTGTTGATCGACACTCAGGGCAACTGGGGCGATATTCGCACCGGCGACAGCGCGGCCGCAGCCCGTTACATCGAAGCGCGACTATCCAAATTCGCCCTGGAAGTGGCCTTTAATCCGGATATTACCGAATGGCAGCGCTCTTACGACGGACGGCAAAAAGAGCCTGTACACCTGCCCATGAAATTCCCCCTGGTGCTGGCCCAGGGCGCTGAGGGCATCGCCGTGGGGCTTTCCACCAAAATTTTACCGCACAACTTCAACGAGTTGTTAGACGCTTCTATCGACATTTTGCAGGGCAAAAAGGTGCAAATCTTCCCCGATTTTCCGACCGGCGGCTACATAGACGTTACGCATTACAACGACGGCAGGCGCGGCGGACGTGTTCGGGTGCGGGCTAAAATCGAAATTACCGACAAACAAAGGCTGGTCATTAAAGACGTTCCCTACGGCGTTACCACCACTTCGCTGATCGATTCCATCATTAAAGCCAATGACAGCGGCAAGATTAAAATCAAACGCGTGGTGGATAACACGGCTGAAGAGGTTGAAATCGTTATCGATCTGGCGCCGGGCATCTCGCCTCAGGTGGCCATCGACGCCCTTTACGCCTTTACCGACTGCGAGGTTTCCATTTCGCCCAACTGTTGCGTGATTTATGAGGATAAACCGCGGTTTATGAGCGTGGGCGAGCTGCTCAGGGCTTCCACCGAACACACGCTTGAGCTGCTGCGCAAAGAGCTGGAAATCAAAAAAGCCGATCTCTCTGAAAAATTGTTCTTTTCTTCGCTGGAAAAGATCTTTATTGAAAACCGCATCTATCGCGACATTGAAGAGTGCGAAACCTGGGAAGCGGTTATCGAAACCATTGATAAGGGGCTGGAACCGTTTAAGCCGCAGCTATTGCGCGAGGTTACCGAAGAGGATATCATCCGCCTGACCGAGATTAAAATTAAACGCATTTCCAAATATAATTCTTTTAAAGCCGATGAATTGATGCGTCAGTTGCAGGAAGAGATCGATCGCGTCAACTACAACCTGGCGCATCTTACCGACTACGCCATTGATTATTTCAAACATTTAAAAGAAAAGTACGGTAAGGGGCGCGAGCGAAAGACAGAAATTCGTGTGTTTGACGCCATCGAGGTTGCGCAGGTGGCGGTGGCCAATCAAAAATTGTACGTCAACCGCAAAGACGGCTTTATCGGCTACGGCCTGAAAAAGGACGAGTTTGTTTCGGAATGTTCTGATCTGGATGATATCATTGTTTTTCGCAGGGACGGGAAATTTATGGTTACGCGGGCCACGGACAAGGCCTTTGTGGGGAAGGATATTATTCACGTGGCTGTCTGGAAAAAAGGCGACACGCGCACCACTTACAATATGATGTACTACGACGCCGATTCCGGACGCAGCTACGCCAAGCGTTTTAACGTAACCGCCATCACGCGCGACCGCGAATACGATTTAACGCGCGGCGCCAAAGGCTCCAGAGTACTCTATTTTTCGGCCAATCCCAATGCCGAATCGGAAATCGTTACCGTACATTTAAGCCCCCACTGCAAGGCGCGTAAAAAGGTGTTCGAATTTGACTTTGGAAAGATCGACATCAAAGGGCGCGGCTCGCAGGGCAATATCGTAACACGCTGGCCGGTGCGTAAAGTCGCCCAAAAAGAGGTGGGCGAATCGACCATTGGCGGTGTGGATATCTATTACGACCCCATCGTGGGACGACTAAACACCGATGAGCGCGGCCGGTTGTTGGGTAATTTTGACAACGGCGATCTGATTCTGGTCATCACTAACGACGGTAAATACATGCTCACCAACTTTGAAATGACCAATCGTTACGATCCGGAAAAGGTGGTTGTTATCGAAAAGTTCAATCCGGATACGGTTATTTCTGCGGTGTACTATGACGCCGAGCTGGACAATTTTTTTGTGAAACGGTTTAAAATCGAAACGCAAACCACGAACAAACCGTTTTCGTTCATCAGCGAAGGCAAAGGCTCTAAATTAATTGTAGCCACCACCGCTCCCGAGCCGCAGCTAGAAATCGAATACCTGAAAGGGCGTCCCAAAAAAGAGTTTAGTGAAAAAGTACAGATTAACGATCTGGTTGGCGTAAAGGGCTGGAAGGCGCGCGGCAACCGGCTCAGTCGTTTTCAGATCACCTACGTGGGGCTGGCAGAAAACAGCGACGAAGCGGGGGAATCTAAACTGCCGCCAGAAATTTCTGGCAGGGCGGAACAACTGGATTTGTTCGGAGAGTAAGGGTGGTGCCGGCCATTTGCCTTTGTCTTTAAACAACCATGCAACAGGGTTTTATCGGGCACCTCAATAAAAATTTAAATCATTAAGAGGGTTTGGGACAGGTTGATTTTAAACCATCGATGTGTTCAAAAAGTTTGTCGTCAATTTTTTGCCACTATTTGAGGAGAATGAAATTTACCGCCTGGATAACATTTTCGATATCTTTTCAGGAAAAAGGCTCCATCAACTAAAATGGCCGTCGGTTTGTTTAATGGGAAAAAACTTTGTTCATGTTCTTCCATAAGCGTTTTCTTTAAATAAAAATAACCCCTGGGCTCGGCTTACCCCGAATCTTTGGGTAAGCGTACTGCCAGGGGATGATTTTTTTGGTTACGTTTTATGCTAATTTAATAAAAATTATCGTCCAATTTCAAATAAAAATTAATTTATGAGTTCAATATAAAAACCACGAATTTCTATAACGTTTCACCTGGTTTGAGAATTTATTTCACTTGGTTTGAGAATTTTTAAATTTAATTTTAACCACCTTATTTAGCCGTTAAAAACTCTTTAAACTGTCAATACGACAGCTTAAAATAATGTACAATGAGTTTTATTATTTAACAAATCAATTATTAATTTCCTAATAGGACGATTAAAGCTTAATATATTTACTTTTTTAGTAATATCAATTGAAGTTATTCCATGGATTTTAAAAGTTAAATTATTTTCTTTTTCATAATATAGGCTATTAAATACAGAAGCTAAATATTCAACACATTTTTGAATTTTATATAAAGTACGATCATTTGCGCCGCTCGGCGTTTTGTCAATTAAAAATACGCGCCCATCATAATTCATGTCTGCAAAATAATATTTGCTATAAATGGTTGATGGGTCTAGGGGATCTTCTTGAGATTTTATTAAATCATTTATTGGAGAACTTAAGCTATACTCTGCAGCGAAAATCATTCCTGTTTCTATTTCATTTGAATAAGCATCCTGACCATATTTCATGGCCCAGTCAGTACTATAATCATCTGGATAAACGGCGCTTGTTGGATAATCCGATAAAGAAGCGCCTTTATATTGGACGGTTAATCGTTTAAAAAAATCAGTGGCGTCAATTATAATTTTCTTGAAATCCTGAACATAACTAACGCCAACTGTTTTTTTATGTTCATAATTACCAATAGTATTAGAAGTTAAAACGCTCCAGTTTTTAGTTGCTTTAATTTCAATATATTTTATTACCGCCCGATTTTCTAATTTTTTAACCGATAAAAGCGATTCAGCAGAAAGCGCTTGCGAAGCGCTTTCACCCTGCCTGGGAAGGACGTAATAAATCCCATTCAAATTAAAAATATTCAACGCCAGATAACGGATAATATAGCTTAAAAGCGTTCTGCATAGAAAATTACCGCTGGTTTCTGCAAGTTTAAGATCATTAAATGTGTAATTTAATCCGCAATTTTCAGAAATAATATTTTGAGCGGTAAAATAATAACTACCATTATGGAATTTTGAAAGCATGGTTTGAACCAGGCTCTGAAGCGATTCGCTCCCTGTGTAGCCAATATCTGATAACGTGATATTGTTATCGTAATAATACTTGATGCCGTCAAATATCTTAAATTTAATGGTGCGATATTTAAGCGCGCCGTTATCTACATAGTAATCCGATTTTTGGATGGAATTAAAATCAAGATAGCCGGTAAAATAGAGTTGTCCATCCCTATAAATTTCAATAAATGTTTTATTTTTCCCATTAGTAAAATTTGTTCCTTCAAAAAAATCGCCACCTTGAAGTGTCAAAGTGAAATTTGGCAAGCGGATGGTTTGTTCGTTTGCTTTCGCTTCAAATTCGATGCGAATGGGACTTATTTTTAAAACATGCAGGTTAGTATTAATGGTTTGCGCCGTTGTATCTTCATAAAAAAAGCGAAATTTTAATTTTCCGGAAGCAGTTCGATATTCATAGCCCTGTTGTGGGAAATAATATTCAACCAACGCCATTAAATTTCTCCACGTTTAAGCTGTTCCTGGCCGTTCTCAACAACAATAGCCAGTTCTTCGGCGTCAATTTCGGCACGCAATTCCTTGTTCTCAATAAGTTCTTTAATTTCATTTAAAAGTTCGATAATCGACGAGTTATCGGTCTGAACCGTTGTCTGATTGATATTTGTAACGCTCCCCCCGGCCAATGCGCCGGCAAATTGCATCGGTTCAACCGCAGGGGGTGCAAACGCTATTTTAAAACCTTCAACCATCCGATTTAAGGCATTTTCAAATTGCGTTAATAAGCGATTAAAAAAGGCGCTAAAATCAATATTAAACAATCCTTTTGCAAACATTTCTTTAAATACCGCTATAAAATCCTTTTCCGGCGCGATGATTTCCGGACCGGCTTCGCCGACTAAACCAAGCGTTGGTTCTTCTACCTTGCCGCCTTTGGCATGTCCTTTAATTTTAGGCTTTATTCCTTTTAATTTATTCTGGGCGGCTGTAAATTGTTGATCTTTTGCTCCTGCACTTTCATTGAAAGATACGCTTGTTATTTTTCTTACTTGAGCATAACCTAATGCCAATTGAGCGGCGGCCGCGGCTAAATTCCACGGATACGGATAAGCCGTATAGGCTTTAGTGACAGCTTCGTATGTATTAATAATAGCCCTGGCAATAGCAGCTGCTTTTCCGATGTTAAACAGCGTTCTATTGGTTCCCTGGAAGGCGTCCATTAATTTGGAAAATATGTTGGTAGCGCTTAAAGCAGCCTGTTTATCCAGGTTTGCGCGCTCTAAAAGAGCTTTTTTATATTCTAAACTCTGTTCGCCATATTTCTTTTTGGCATAAGCCACTTTGCGGTCTAAAAATGCGGCGTAAGCCTGGTAATCGATTTCCTGGGCCTGCCATTCCCATTCGCGGCGCGCTTCTTCGGCTTCAAATCGCCTCTCTTCTTCGGCAGCTTCAATTTCCCGCTTTTGCTGGCGATATTGTTCTTCGATTAGCGCTTTAGCCTCTTCGTTTTCGGCAAATTTTTGCAATTGTTCCTGATACCAGATGGCCAGTTCTTTTAGTTCTCTCTGATGCGCGTCTTGAATGGTCGCTAAACGTAATTCCTGTAATTCTTTTTCCTGCTCTAAGGCATGTTGTTTGGCTTCTTCGTTTAGTTTTTTCTTTTGATCAATGAGCTTTAGATATTCAATGGATTCCTCGCCATACGTTTGGCGGGCGGCCTCAATGCGCTGGTCTAAAATGTTTTGATATTCTTGCAGGCTAAGGCGTCCGGTCTGAAATTTATAATCCTGTAATTCCTGTTCTTTTTGCAGACGTTTCTTTATTTCGTCTTCGGTTATTTTAGTCTTTTGTTGCTCGGTTGTTTTAAAGGCCGGAATGCTTTTTTGATCGATTTCGCTTTGTTTTTGAACATATTGGGCATGGATGGACGTGATATTGCGGTCGCGTTCGCGCGTAATGGCTTTTAGGCGTTCTGCGGTTTGTTGACCGGAGTTTAACGCGGCATCGGCAACCTGTTTTAAGCCCTGTTTAATGCCTTCAACGTCTAATTTAAAGGCGGAACTTAATATTTTACCAATCCCGCCAAAGTAATTTTTTACAAAATCAATGTAGCCTTTAATAAGCTCTTTACCGTAATTGACGAACCATTTTAAATATTCGAAGGCGACTTTTAATTTTTCCTGGAAACCGCCTAAATTGGTAGCCCAGGCGGTGTAAAGAAGCGTGGCCGCGGTAATAATTAAACCAAGCCAACCCAGGGCGCTTTTAATGGAAATGCCTAAAACTTTGGTCGCATCCGAAATGCCGCGAATAGCGGGAATTACTTTAAACAAAGCCACAGAAAGACCAATTGCCACACTGGCAAATTGTAAAGTGGATGTTTGTAGTTTATTCAAAAATGTAAATACTTTTTCGCCGATGGTTAAAAACGGAATAAGCGCTTTTTTAACCAGATCGCCTAACTTTTCTTTAAAATCGCCCACAATATTTGAAAACTGCTTCATGCGCCCGGCGCTGGTTTTGGTAACATCCTGCGCCTGCTGAAAGCCGTCGGTCATTATTTTTTGCACAATGGCCATCTTTTCGGAAACATCCTTTGTTGTGCGCAGGGCCGGGATGTAGCGTTGTAACATGGTAAAATCGCCCTGGTAGGCAAGCGCCAGGCCCTTCATGGCGGTGGCCTGATCTAAACCGGCCTCTTTAAAAGCGGTGGAAAGACCGATGGCGCCTTTAGTGGCTTCGTTAAGCTTATCCAGACTCAGCCCCATATTTAAACCAAGAGTTTGCAGCATTTGCACCTGTTCGTCGCCCACAGTGGTAACGCTCTGGATAGCCGAAGCCTGATCTTTTAATTTTTTGTAATTTTCGTCTGTGTATTGATTGACCTGTTGCAGGGCGGAAGCCAGCGCGCGATCGGCTTCTTCTTGCTGGTTGGAATAATTAATAAGCTCCTGCAACGGCGCTTGCAACGCTTTAAAGCCATTTACCAGAAAAAATATTTTTTCGCCAAATTCGGCAATTCTGGTAAAAGAAGATTTTAAGGAATTTAATTTGGTCTGCGATTGCTCTACGACCTTGCCGACCGTCTGGCCAAAATTTTTTATTTTGACTTCGCCAGTGGCGCTGTCGATCTCAATTTTTAATCTAATTTCAGTTTCTGCCATTTTTAACCTTTTTGGCTATTTTTCCATTCAATCCAGTTGTGAATGCCCAGCCAATAAATAAGCTCCTCATAAGAATATAGACGCTCGATGGCGTCTATTTTTTCCAGGTCGCCGTTGCAAACGTTAAAAAGCAAAATATCAAGCGCATGCTCGCGCCCAATCTTGGAAACTTCGTGATAGGTTTTTATGCCAAAACGCCGGATAATTTCATCAATCCGTCGATGGCTGGCTTGTTCAATAAAAAAAGGGCTTCACCCAAATTGACCGCGTCATTCAAATCAATTTCATTCCATTTAATCTTTTGCGCCTTGGGCTGATCGGCAAAAAGGATGTAGCCAAGATGTTCCAATTTGCCGTTTTCAATTACAAAATCCATAAAAGCGCTTAGATTAAATTCATTTTGACCGGCATTTTTGAAGCCTTTAAACAATTTTAAAAGCTCTTTTAATTGGCGAATTTTAAGCGGTTTTAGAGTTAGTTTTACGCCCTGGATAACAACGGTTTTTTGCTGAAGGTTTTCCATTTTACTTTGATTTTCATTTTTAATTTCGCTTTGCGTTTTATTTTGATCCGTTTTTTTAGGTTGTTTCTTGCTCATTTTAATACTCCTTAAAATTACTTAATTTACCAATTTCCAATTGCGCGTTATCTAATTTTGCATTAAACTCTAAAGTACCGCTTTTATTATGTATTATAACAACCAATTTTGTAGCTAATTCATCAAAATTAAATTCTTGCTCAATTGAAATTCTCCGTTGTTCTAATGAATTGAAAAAATATTCTTCCCATGGCTGAGTTATAAAGCTCCCATCTTCCCTTTTTGCATACAACCCCAAACACAAGCTCCCATTTCCGGTTATAACATCTGGATCAAATTGCACATATATGGATGCCGTTGCTTTAATTTTCCCTTTAACTGGGCAAACGGTTTCACAAAGAATATACTGACTGGCAGTTGTATCGCAAGCAATATATTGACATTTACCGCTTCCGCTTAAAAATGATGTTTGAAGGTTTACTGCGCCAATAGTTGTGCTCTTGTTCCACCCATCCGCCAATCCATCGGCGTTTGAATCGTTTTCAAATTTGCCGTCCGGATGCAATAAATTAACCTGCTGCGCAACCAAATCGGCGCTACCTGAACCGGCAATGGTTAATCGGTGCGGCTTAGAACTAAAAGAGCGCTCGGTAAAATAGAATAAAAAAATATCGCTAAGCGTCAATACAGAATCCAGGCCAACCAGGTAAACGGTTTGTTTAGTCGTGTTGCGCGCCGCCAGGTTATTTAAAATATTTTCATTGAATTGAATAACGTTGGCGTTAAAATCAAAACTCTTTTCAATAAGCAAGGTTTGATTCTCAATGCTTTTAACTTTTTTCGGCTTTTCTTTAATGCGCGCTTCGCACCAGCCAAGATGCAAATAACCATTAGTCGCATCGTACAAAGTAATTTGCGCAGGTCCGGAAAATATATCTAAATCCGTAGCCATTATTTTTTACGCTCCAGCTTTAAAATGCCCAGTTGTTTATAACTACCGTCGTTTAATACGAATTGCACAAAGCCCAGTTTAGTATTCGAATCAAGCAAATTCATACAAATCGATTTATAACCGATCCCGGCATATTGTTCGCTTTCGGGAATGATATCGTTGCGGTATTGATACCATTTTTCGCCATAATCATAAGATCGAATTTGATAGAAAAACGGATAACCGCTTTTACCTTTAGGCGAAATAAAAATATCCACATAACCGCTTTTGCGGGCTAATAGCGCCGAAGTAAATCCTGTTAAAATGCCATCGATCATAAAAAAGTTGGTAATATCTTTTTGCGTTTTTATGCCGTTTTTATAATGCACAAAAATCGCATGACGATTATCATAATTCCCGTTCTCATAATACAGTATCTGATAAAGTAAAAACGGCGTCCCGTCATCGTCAATTGCCACTGCTATCGGAGAAAAGTAATCATTGTTGGTTGTATCAATGCTTCCGTCAACCAAAAAATAGGTTTCAGATTCAGCTGGCGTAATACTGCCATTAGTGACTACATTTTTACTAAACGTGCGCTCGGAATTATACCAGGTTTCGCCGTCCTCTGTTTGATAATAGTATATCCTCTTGTTTTTTCCGGCTGATCCATTACGGACAATAACCATCATGCCCAGATATTTATTATTAGAGCCGCTGACGATGTAATAATTTATCGGATCGGTTATTCCCACAATGCCGGTAATTTCATCCACAATTTTAAACGGGCTGCCCCAGGTCTGTCCGCCGTCGGAGCTAAACATTCCGCAATTATGGTAATCGCTGCCTACGCCGGGCTCGCCGCGCCACAATAGCATTATTTTGCCGTTCGGGAATTTAAAAAGATTTGGATAGCCCATAAAAAAGCCCTGGGCATAGCCATCAAAAACGGTGGCAAAGTTATTGTAATCTTCCGGACTGGTCGATCGTTTTACAATGATTCCTCTGTTGTGACTGGTGCTAACATTATCGTAAGCGTAAAGAATATAGCCGTCGTCGCTCAGCATTATAGGCGCAATATGGTGGTTATCGCTGCCCGAAACGCCTGGCGCAAGCAGGTCTTTTTTTGCCGAATAGGTTTTGGTTAATAAATCGTAATACCACATATAATTAGTTTGAACGCCGCTAACATTAACTTGCGCAATGAACCACACTTTATTGTTGTAATAGTAATTTTTGCTGCGCTCATAAACATTGACCGGATAATAAGAACTGTTCACAACGATCTTATCGTATTTTACCTTTATGTCATAATCGTTGTAACCGAAAACGCAAAAATTTTCTTCCTTTAAAACCGCGTTCGAAACCTGAATAGTAAGAATGTGGGGCTCATCGCCAAAACCACGCTTTACCGAATAGCCGGAAACCATCGCTTTATCAAAATACCAGCGTTCGTCTTCAACGTCGCTAATTATTTTTACAATGATGGCAATTTTGGTATTAAGCTGATTTTTAACCTGCTTTAAAATATCCAGCGTTTGCGAATGGTCGGCCTGCGCCAGATTAATGGTTAATTTAGCGTTAATAAATAGCTGCCGTTCCTGACCGTCGCCAAACTGATATTTTTTCGGTTCCAGCGTTATTTCGGCGCCGCCGTTTTCATTGGCTAAAATATCAATATCAAAATCAACCCCTAAGTCGGGATTATGGATATTGATTTTCCTGATTTGCTGAATGTAAATCTTTTCCAGATTCATTTTAAACCACGGTTACAAAGTCGTCCTCGTCAAGAACTTTTTTCTGCATGGTAATGGTTAAAATGTGCGGCTCATCGCCAAAACCGCGTTTAACCGAATACTGGGCCAGGGCCGGGCCAATGGTGTAAGTTTTGTTGTCAATGCCCGTAATTTTGATTTGCGTTTGATCAGTATCTTTGCCGCTGGACGCCAGCGTAAGTTTTGTGGAATCGGTTTCCGCAATTTCAATGGTCGCTTTCGCCAGACCAAAAAGCTGTTTTGCCTGTCCGTCCGCTAATTCGTAAGATTTAGGTTCAAAAGTGATTTCGGCGTTGCCATTGCCGATCGCGCCCAGATCGCTCCAGGTCGTTCCGCCGTCGGTGGAAATTTCAACTTTTTGAATGGGACCGGAATAAATTTTGGTTACATCCATCTTATTGCTCCTATTTTATGAACTTAAATACCGTTAACATTAAGGCAAACATCGAAATGATGATTGCGAATATTTTAAAAGGCAACGTATTTAATTTATTTAATACGTTGTCGATTTTACTTTCAAAAGAGCTTTGTTTTTCTTTAATAGCTTCAATGCGCTCCGCCAATGCTGAATATCCGTGATAAGCCGACGTTGAAATGGCTCTTACTTCCGTCACTTCTTTTTTTAGCGCCTCAACATCCAGCTTCGTTTTATCCAGGCTTTTGCCAATGCCATCGATTTTTTGTTCTAATTTTTCAATCTTTTTTTCCATTGCCGCTGCTCTTGATTATGGCCGCTAAGGTTTCTTTCATCTCTACCACCGAATCTATGAAAAACTGCTCCCGACTCATCATTTTTCGTTCTAACTTCTTTTGCTGCTTGATGACGTCCTTCATCATTTCTTTCAGATCGTGCACATCGTCAATCAAATATTTTATTTGCGTTTTCAACAACGTTTGTTCCTGTCCTAAATCTTTGATGTCTTCTTTAAGTTCGGTATTGGTGCACATAGAAAAAATTCCGCTAATTTTAATTTGCATTACCAAAAACTATTTTTCTCGCATCATATCATAATATTTTTGATAAATTTTTAAATCTTGCATAAAAAACAGAACTCCAGATTTCAGATCACAGAGCCACAAAAGCTGGGCGAAAACCAAGGTACCAATACCGACCGCCGCGAGTGAGGTTCAGGGCGAGCGCAAACACACCGGCGTTGCTGCCATTGACCCAATAGCCACCACGGAGCGGAACACGCTCTCCAAAATTTCGCCACCATGAATGATCATAGCCGTGTGTATTCAATCCTGTTTGTACGGGCCCTATGGCCAGTTTTTTTAAATTATCATCCGCCCCGGGGATATCGTCAAATTGTACAGATATATAGTCTGGACTTGCTCCTTCCATTGTTGTGCCGCGATCAACAGTTGAAAATGAAATTGTTGTTGCTACTCCATCCCAATTCACATAAATGCCTGTATCAAACCAATTTGCTTCAGCGGCCTGAAATGAATTTCCGATAGCGGTAGGCGCCGCGTTCAAATTTCCAGCCACCAATATTTTTCCCTCAACAAGCTTCATGCCATCCACCCACTCCCAAACATTGCCGTTCAGGTCGAACACTCCGTTTTTTATACGGTTGTGCGCCGTTTTTAGGCCGCCGGTTCCGGTCAACCAACGCGATGGATTCGGCCCGCCAAAATTATTTCCCGGCGCCATAATACCTTTCACCGTCGGATCGGAATAATCATCACCATAAGAGTTGTTCCCCAAAGGCATCTGATTTGCCTGGCACCATAAAGCAAGCGCGGACCATTCGGCGTTGGTCATAAGGTGCCAACCATTAACGCCGTTTCCGTTCATGTTTTGACATGCCTTGCGCGCCGCGTCAAAATCAATCTTTACGCGCGGGTCTTGATTGGGAATACTTTGCGCAATATAATTATGCGCGCTGCCGGCTATGTATGGATTGTAGGCATCCGCCGGGTTCGTATCGCCTTCAATTTGAAATGTATTCGGATCATACACTACCGCCTGATATTGCCCGATGTAAATAGCATCTACAATAGTTCCGTTCACGATAAAAGCCGGATGCACTTCTGTGCTATTGAAACCGTTTACCGGGTCCCAGTTGAATTTATCGAGCTTGAAAACTCGGTTCGGGCGTCCGTTTTTATCGCGGATGATTAGGGATTTTTTCTTTAATGCCAATAAAGAAGTATTCATTACTCTGTCACACCCTGCTTGCTAAATGCAATAACATTTGTTGCGGTGGTTCCGCTTTGCAATACTTTTACTACTCCTGCAGCCGGCACAAACATGCCATTATCAATGTTCTTAATAATTGCCTGGTTTCCTTCCGTATCCTCTACAGCTAAATCTCCTCCGGTTCCCACCCAAAAAGCTTGCGCGGTAAAAGATAAATTTTGATCTCCTAAACTTACATCAATATTTTCAAAACTTTTTGCCATTTTATTTACCTCTATACTTATGCTTTCCCCTTCATCTTCTCAAACACCCGCCCCCCAAACCAGAAGCCCATGACAATGCTTACCCACATATTAAGCGCGGGCGGCATATCCTGCGTTATCCAACCAAATGCCTGCCCGATTATCCATCCGGCGCCGATAAGCCCAAAAACCCAGGTAAAAAACGGCCTGATGAGCGTGCGCATCCATAAAATCGCTTTTGGAATTTCCGTTGCCCGGCCTTCGTATTCCAGAATGAATTTCTGAACCAGATCGCGTTCTTTTACCGCCAATTCCAAAAACGTTTGATTAAACTGCGCTTTAATCTGTTGCGCTTTGCTTTTATTCGGCACCAACCGGTCAAAAACCTTATCAGCTATTTTTAAAATATCGCCAATCATTTTTTCTAAAAATTCCGAATATTGAATTTTGAAATCCGAAACAAATCCGAATTTTAAAATTCAAATGACCAAAACATTTATGTTTTGAATTTATGTCATTCGTTCTTTTTATTTGTTTCGGATTTCGTGCTTCGGTTTTCGAATTTAAATAACCATTATTGTTGCCATTATTAGCGCCCCGGCAATATCGCCCAGGGCATCTAAAAAAAACCGTTTTTTACTGCCGTAAATCTTTTCCACGTCATCTTTAAAATATTCGAATATTTCCCACAAAATAGCGCTAAGCAAAACAATATCCACGGCTATTTGTCCGTTTTTAAAAATAGCCAGCGCCAATTTTGCCAAAATTCCGCCGCCTAAAATATGAAACCACAACCATTTATTCCGGTAAACCGCATATTTAAATAACGAATTCATAATTAAAAATTAAAAATTCAACATTTCCCTAAACCATTCCATATCCAGATTCGGGCAACTCTTTCGATTATCAAATTCATAATGCCCATAAACATTGTTAATGGATAAATGAAACTGCTTTAAAAGCACTTTAATAAGCTTTTGCAAGCTGTAAATTTGCGCTTTAGAAAAGGTATTAACGCCCACCAATGCAATACCGATGCTATCTAAATTGTGCCCGCGGCAGTGGGCGCCGATCTTTTCCAGGTCGCGGCCTTCCTTAATTAAGCCGTCGTTTTCAGGCTCCGGCCTTCGGTCTTTCAAAGAGCGATAGGTGGGATAGCTATTTAAAATCAAATAATGATAACCAACGCCATCCCACCCGCGTTCTTTATGCCAGCGGTCGATAATTTCCACGTTGCCCCACTGGCTGTCGGTGCAATGAATAATGATTTTCCGGATTTCACGCATCTTTAATGTAAAACCGCCCGCTGTATTCCAGAATCCGCGTATCTTTAGCTAATTTTTCGCCCAGCTTTTGCCAGGCTTCTTTTTCTTCCTTCGCTTTTACGCTAATTTCCACGGTCTTAACGATTTTTCGCGCATCCAATTCGAAAAACTCAAACACAAATTGACGCCCGGCGGAGGTGGACCGGGCGTCGTTCTGGCTTGTCAGGCTGGTGGCGCCAGACTGGGCGGTGGATTGTCCCGCGGTTTCGGCAGGGCTGGGCTGGGATTTATGATTGCGTGCCATTATTTTTCTCCAATTTTGTTAACCAATTACAAACGAATGCGGCTTAAACGACGCAAAGCGTCCTGACGCTCAACCGTCAGGTTCAGGAAAAATTGCAAACGCGCAATGCCTTGCGGACCGACTTCGCTTTCCTCAAAATCGGTAAACAGAAAACCGGAATTGGTGCTAAAGGCAACGCCCAACTCTTCGGCAAAGCGAACAATGTACAAAGATGTATTGTCGGTATTTACGCCGTCGCTTTCGTTTTGCGGAATGGCGCTTACCGGCAATTTCACAATCGGAACCCCGTTAAAGGTTTGCACCGGCTGACCAAAATTATTGGTCGTAACGCCAGCCGCGCCAATGGTGCGCGCAATGGTGCTCAAACGGGCGCCCAAATTCACGTTGCACAAAATAGCGTTTGCGCCCGGAACGTTGGCCATCTCTTTTTCCAGAAGCTCAACAAAAGCTTTTTGATTGGCGTCCGTATCCAACTTCAAACCAACCTGCACATTCATGGCGGCCAGTTCGTCTGCCGTAAAACCCAGTTTTGGCGTTTGCCCGGTAGCGTCCGCATCCTTTACAAAATAAGAAATGCCAAGCATGCGGTTGCTGGCGTCCACGCCGACCAGCATCTCATCCTGCACCTCTACCGCCAACTTGGCGCCCAGGCCGTTCAGGCGACGATCCGCAAACAAACGCAAACCGGCAGGGCTTACGCCCACATTGGCGTCCATTTTGCGCACGTCGTCAATACTGATTTCACGACCATAAAGCGCTAAATTGCGGCTTTCAGGATTTGGCACCTGCGCGTCGCGTTGCAAGGTTCCGCCTTCCGCGCGCGCCGCCGATCCGGAAAAACTATCCTTATCGGCAATATGCACATAGGTGGAAGGATCGGGCTTGAATTCTGCAAACTGAAACAGCGGCGCCACTTCCAGCATACGCGCTAAAAGGTTGGCTCCGCGTCCGCTTAAATTGGAAATCTGGGCGATATTCATCGATTTACTCCTCTTTTATATTGGCAAATTCTTTCACTTTATTGGCAATGGTGGGGTTCGCGCTTTCCAGAGGGCTTAAGATGCGCGGCTGATTGCTTTTTTGCCCCTTATTTTTATCACCTTCGCCCGGAATCGGCGGCAAATTCTCCACAATCTTCACGCCCGCTTCAAAATCGTTTTCCAAAATCTTACGGTAATGATTTAAAAGCTCTTCGTTCTTGCCTGGCAAACGATGTTCGGCAATGGCTTTTTGAATGATCTGTTCAATCTTTTCCTTTTGCGTTTGTTTTTGCGCGTCGCTCAAACTCTTTATTTGCGTTTCATAGCTCTGAATTTTTCCCTGCAAATCCTTAATGGTTTGCGTAAGCTGCTCAATTTGCGCATTCAAAGGATTGTTTGGTTCGGGCTTTGGTTCCGGTTTGGGCTCCGGCTTTGGTTCGGTCTTTGGTTCCGGTTTGGGCTCCGGAATATCTTTAGGGAAATTTTTGTCGATAGCTTCCGCCTTTTCCGGGAAAAGCGCTTTTAAGAAATTCTTAAGCCATTCCATTACATTTCCTTTCCGTTTTTAGCTTTAATTTAATTCTCTCATGCTTAAATGCTTGTTATATGCGCATTTAGCATACTTTTGCAAACCGATAATCTTAAATTGAAAGAAAATTAAAATTAGAGGCGTGTTATGTATGCGTTTAACGAAATTGAAAAATTGCTTAGCAGTAACGTGCGGCAAATTTTAAGCGATCCAACCGTTTACGATGAATTCGAAAAACAAACATCTTATATTATGCGCGATTTTTCTGGCGTCGATATTACGCAAAGCCCGCCGCCCGACTGGACCAAACAACCCTTTGCATGGATTATGGAATATCTGGTTTCCAATCGCCTGTCTTCCATTACCGAAGAATATCGGCAAAAGATAGAAACCAATTGGAAAGCGGCTTTAAAAATTCTCGACAAACATTCCACCGTCGGACAAAATGAAAATCCCATAACCCCTAATCTGGATAACATAGAGGACGTTTACAGTGTTGACTTTTAAAAACCTCGCCTTGCAACTGCAAGACTATCTAAAAAATAAAATGCCGGATGTAAATATTGAATTGGGAAAATACGGCCAGATGCCCGCCATCCTTCCGGCAATATGGATTTTTCTCGAACCGGGCCCGGTTAAGCGTCTTTCCACAAACGCAACCAAAGACTTAACGCGCCTGGCTAAAGTCTATTTGTTTTCCTTTAAAGCCAATGCCGAAAATCCGGCAAGCGCCGCCATCGATAGCATGGAACTGCTCATGCAAGCCGAAACCCATTTGATTCAATTTAGAGACGATTTAAACAACGGCCAGATTTCCCAGGATGATAATCAGGCCACCGCATTGTATTTTGAAGAAAGTTCAATTGCATTCGACGCCGTTTATTCCGATATCAGCGTCAGCGTCCTGGAATGCTTTTTTTCTTATGTAAAATTGTAACTCAAGCCTTAGCTTGAAAATCGCTTTTTTGGCGATTTTTAGTTTAAAAGGTATTTATGGTCGTATTAAACAAAATATTAAAAATTAAACGCGATTAAACACGTTTTAAACAAAATTAAAAGGTATGTTATGACCAGAAAAAAAACAGACCCGGAAGTCTTAAAAAAAATAGCTCTGCACAAGGTCAACAACCCCGATCACACGCACAAAAAAATTGCCGAAATTTTCGGCGTAGCGCCTCACGTGGTGCGCTATGCCATCGAAAAATATTCGCAAGCCATTGAGCTCATGAAGAGCACGCGCAAAGGCGTTTACGAACAAACCAAATTTATCGCCGGAAGTTACGACGATATCGAACTCTTAAAACGGCAATTAAACTTTTGCGCCGCGCAACTGGAAAACGACCAGAATATGGCCATTGCCAACCGCGTCGACTTGCTCTACAAAATTATGCGCATTCGCATGTTTCTGCAAAGCGTTGAACTCGAAAGCCATATCAAACGCGCCGACGCCGATATCATTGCCCGCATTATTCGCCGTTTTATGCCCGAAGCTTCCAACGATGATATTGTCAAAATCTATCAGGAAGAATATGTAAAATGGGCGAATCAGGTTCCGGAAAATATGAAGGTTTAAAAATGGAACAATTCTCTTTAACTAAAATATTCATCGAGCAACTAAAAGCCGAAGCGCTAACCCAAAAGCAATATTTGCCCGTTCCCGCTTTTTCCGCTAAAGAGCGCAAGCCCAAAAAAGTTTCCGCTCGCATCGAGCGTTCCAAAAAAGATTTCTTTTTCTTCGATAAAACCTATTTCCCAAAAGAAATGTATTTTGACGGCTATGCGCCACCCAATAAAATGCATAAGGAAATGGTAAAAGCCGTTAAAAAACCCGGCGTCCATATCTTTTTTGGCCCGCGCAAACATGGCAAAACCGTAACCGAAAAAAAACTTTTGATCTGGCTTTTGCTCAATGGCATTTACGATATTGCCGGAATCTATTCCGAAACTCTGCCTAAAGCATCTAACTTTCTAAAAGACATTATTTTAATCATCACGCAAAACGATCGCCTTTTACACGATTACCAGCCGGAATTCACCGAAGCCAACGCCGATCAATTCACTTTAAAAGTACGTTCAAAGCATGTTCCGGGCGGTTTAAAATTTTGCGCGGCGTTTAGTGAAGGCCGTTCCGTCCGCGGTTACACGCGCATGTTTGGACGTCCGCAAATTCTATTCGGAGACGATATCGAAACACTGGAAAGCAGTTTTGCCGAACAGGCCGTGGATATGCGCATTAACAAATTGACCGAAGCTTACCATTCCTGCGCCGAAAATGCCGTTTTCATCATTTCCGCCAACGACTTTTTAACCCAATGCGCCTTGCACCGCATTCGCCTGGAATACGAAGAAGGTTTATTATCTAAAGATTGGCATGTCAATGTTTTTAAAGCATGGGATAATAAACCTCTCTGGCCGCAGCGCTATCCGGCTAAGTCGGAAAGCGAACTCAAATCCCTGCTCAAACCCAAGTCCGAAGCCGATTGGCAGGCAAATTTTCAGCAAAATCCCATTCCGCCGGAAGGCTTTTTCTTTAAATCCGAACATTATAAAGAATACGACCGTCTGCCAGACGACGCCCGCGGCGTCATCTATTGCGATCCTAACCTGGCAAAAAAAGCCAAAGGCGATACCACCGCCATCGTCGGTCTGACCTATTCGCCTAAAAAAGACCAATATTTTGTGGTCGATGCTATTTGCAAATCGTTTGCCGATTCCAACGAACTTTTAAATACCGTTCTGCAAATGAAAACCGATTATTCGCAACGCATTCTCGGCATCGCTTTTGATGGCAACGTAACCCAGGAATCCACCTGGTCCAATTTCATTAAAAACTGGTGCCGCATTCATAAAATGCCGTTTCCATTGATTGAATTTAAGCGTTACCATGTGGACGATCTGGCTAAAAACTGTCAAATCGCTTTTACCGAAGGGCGAATATTATTCCCAAAAAATTTTGCCAAATCCAAAAACGGAGAACGCTTTTTAGGTCAGCTTTTTGGATTTTCCGGTAAAAAAGCCAACAAAGCCGACGATGCGCCCGACGCCCTGATCTGCGCTTTTGAATACATCCACGAGCGCAGAATTGTTCGTTATACCAAACCAATGGTTAAAACCGTCAAAGATTATTACACTCCATTTTAAAGGAGAACATGATGGAAATTTTAATAATCGTTTTTTACTTTATTATATCCGGAATTTTAAACCGCCTCGGAGAAATAACCGTGTTTGAAGGCTGGTTCTATAATTCCGTTTTCATCAATCTGGAAAACAAATTCCCGCGCATTTACAGGTGGCTGCGCTCATGGGATGTTGACGAATGGCGGTTTTTAAAAATCGGCAAATTTAAACTGCCTCTGCATCCCATTTTCTGGGATTTATATCATTTTACTAAAAATATGGACCGCTTCTTACTATCGATTTACGTCTTTTACGTTTACGGATGGCAGCTTACGCTGGCGGTTTTATTTTTCTGGTGGATTATGCAAATCGCTGTTTTTAAAATTTGTCTGACAAATATTGAGGTTGAAAATGAATCTTAATAAACGCGTTTACCCTACATTGCAGGAATTTTTCAAATACGCACAAATGGCCGACATCAAAGACCCGGAAGCGCGCAACATCGTGCCTTTAATGAAAATCCTAAAACGCGCCTTTCTGGCCAATCCGCGCATCCTCGGTCATTACATTACGCGCACCACCGCGCTCGCTTCGTTCGACTGGCAAATCGTCGCAGACGATATGAACGCAGCGGCCGAAGCCCAGCGAAGAGTTGTTAAAGCCATAGATTATATTGTTAACAACCACGCCAAAACCGCCTTTTACGGCCGCAACGTTTACAAACTCAAAATCGATGCCCAGGGCAATGAGCAAAATATTTCCATTATCGAAGAACTCGACCAACAAACTTACGATCTGGAATTTGAGCGTCTTTTACTAATCGACGAATCCGGACGCATTATAGACGAAATAAACCTTAACGAAAATCAAAACTATCTGGTCGACATCATGCCCTTTTACGTTTATCGCGGCGGCATATTGCGCACCTTAATGCCGCTCGAAATTATTCGTTACGATATTATTCTGGAAAACGCCAACTACCTGCGCAAGCTTAAAGGCATTTTGCAAATCATCAATAAAGGTGCCAGTACCGAAGAGCAAACCCAGGCCGAAATCGCCGCGCAAAAAGCCATTCAACATAACTACGTAGTAACTTCCGATTTTGTGGAATTCAAGCTTAACCAAATCGCCCAGCAGGCCGGGACCAATTTTAAAGATTTTATCGATCTCTTAAACCGCGATATCGCCATAGCCATTTTAGGCCAGGCCAACACCCCCGATTTGCCTTCCGGTTCCGGTTCGCGCGCCGCCTTGCAAATTCAAAAAATGATCTCCGCCGATATCATGTACACCGACATGATCCGCGTCGAAAAATTAATCAATCGCTTATTATTGCTCGATTATAAGTTAAACTTCAATCCCAATGCGACCGAAGCGCCTTATAAATTCCAATTCATTGAAGCGCAAGAACAGGATATTGAAAAAAATGCCGCCGCCCTGGAAACGCTCAGCCGATTTTTGCCCATCAAAAAGCAAGAAGCTTACGCCATGGTCGGCCTGACTCCGCCCGAACCAGACGACGAATTATTGTAACTCAAGCTTTAGCTTGAAATTTAACAAACAACAGGTTTATTTTTATGAAGTTCTCCCAAAAACTCTTAACCGACATCGGCGTTACCGTCCTGGCCATGATCGAGCAAAACATTGCCCAGGGCGTGGATGTCCATGGCCAAAAATTTGCCTATTCCGAAAAACCCTTTTACCGGCCTTACGATCCGCAAATCGTCAAAAAACTGGGCGGCAAAAGCGGGAAAGGAAAGTTTTACGAAATCGTCAAATCAAAATCCACCGGAAAGCTGGGCATGATCATCCTGGGCGGTTATAAACAATACAAGCAAAAAGTAAATCCGCAAGCCGCTAACGACTTTTTAACTTTCTCCGGTAAAATGCTGCGCAATCTAAAAATCATTAAGGCCGAAAATAACCAGGTAATTATCGGCTTTACCGATCCGATTCAGGCGCAAAAAGCCTTCTGGCTCAATATTTCCGGAGCCGGTCGCAGCCGAAAATTATGGAAATTTTTAGGCCTGCGTAAAGAACAATGGGAGCAATTAAAAAAACGATACGGCTTGCAAATTACTGCCGAAATGAGCAAATTATTATTAGACAATGTTAAACAAACAGGAGCAAAACCATGAAAAAACTAATCCTTTCATTAATCTTTTGCCTTCTTTTTCTTTTGCCCTCTATGGCGGATAACATTTTTATGAAAAACGGAACAAAAATTATTAATGTAAAAGTTTTAAATCAGGATCAAAAATGGATTTATTACCAGATGGCTAATGGCAAAAAGACAAAAATTAGTAAAAATGCAGTGCTAAAAATTGAAAACATCCCTTTTAACCCAAAATTAAAATCGCAAATAATTGCGCCTGATTTTACCCATATTTCCAAAATGGATGTTGAAAAATCACAAACGGAAAGTTATCCGAATTTTAAGTTGATTACCTTAAGCATCGTTTCTTTTGCCTTAAGTTATGATTATTTTAAAGAAGCTAATAATATCCAAAAGTTTATTAATTTTAATGATTTTTTGATCCGAAGTTATATTGGCGATGAAAAACTGGAAAAAGAATATTTAGATTTGATTGATGATTTGAAAAGCCAAAAAAAGAGAAAACAAATAATAGGAACTGTATTTATGGCTTCCGGAATTATTAATGCAATTATATCTTTTAAAAAGGTACAAATTAAAGCCTCGCCGCAAAGTTTAAGCCTTTCTTATAGATTCTAAATAAAGTCCCGAAATTCGGGACTTTTTTTTAATCGAACTCCAGAGGGCTATCTTCGTCCTCGTTATCGCCATAACCGGCTAATTGCGCGACCCCTTCAATAAAATTGCCGTCAATTTCGGCCAATTTTTGTAATTCTTCTTTTTCTTTTATTGTTATAAGATCTTCCATTAATAACCCTTGCGCCCAACCGGCTACGTAAACCTTAAATTTATCGGTTAGCAAGCCCTGTTTTTTAACCTTTTTCACGTTTTCTATTAACGCTTTAAATTCTTTAGTCATTTTCCCAACCCTCTCTATTTTTTGTTATAAATGTGCCATTCTTTTTTAAAATCGTAACCTGCTTAATTTCTCTTTTATCGTCAAACTTTATTGCTTTTTTAATGCCTTCAATAATTAAATCCTCTGCCAATGAGCCTTCGTTATAAAGCAAAACATGCCCGGCCTGTTTTTTGCCATTCCTTATTTGCCTGCGCGTTGCTTCCGTAATATTGGTTGCCGATGATGTCAAGCGTTTATATTCCACCGCCCGACCGTTTTCCCAGGTGTCTGCTAATTTTATGCCTTTTGGGCCTGTAGCGTTCCGCAAAACAATCCTGAATCCGGAACGGGCGCGCAGTTTAGCGATTGTTATCTCTTTACTACGCTCTTTAAATCCCTGTTCCACAAATACGCGTCCCTGTCCGTTTTTTTGCCTGTAAATTTCTTTACCTTCCATAGGCACCCAGCGATGCCGACAATTATAACCGCCCATATAATAAAGCGCCGGTTGTCGGAATCGATTTAACTTACCTTCAATCTCTTCAATCCGATAAACGCCGCCAATATGTCGAACGCAAAAGGGCCTAACCGTGCCTGTTGGACCTGCGTAACGAACATATTTAGCGCCCGATTGCTTAATCTGCTCAATCCGCGCCAGGCGATCTAAAGCCGCCTGTGTGGTGTTTATTTCCGTTTCAATATGCCTTTTACGCAGCTTATATTTGCGTAAAGCAGCCCGCGCCGTTTCCTGCCAGTTTAAATCGCCTTTAATACCCTGTTCAATCGCCTGGCTTATTTCTCGTATCAATCGGCGATCGATGTATTTTAAACTATAAAGCGCCATATCCTGTATTTCGTTAATGTGGCGCTGCGCATACGCGCTTAAAATATCTTCCGCCTTTTTTTGAACGTCTTCGCCGCCTGAATAATCATTTTTAAATTGCTCAAAAAGATCGTTTTCAACGCTTTTAATCAGCCTTTGAACATCATTTTTAAAGGATTCTTCAAAGCCGTTTTCTTTAATAAATTCCCTCACCCGCTTGCGTAAATTCCGCACATTGCCGCTTTCAAACTGCCGGCGAACAAAGCGCCTTATCTCGTCTTCAAACCCCATCGCTCCCTTTAACCTTTAATCTTTCATCTTTAATCTTTAATTTTCTAAATCTCAACAATCACTTTTTTAAACAATCGATTGTCAAATTCAATTTTATGTGTTAGCCTTGTTTCCGTAAAATAACGCGCCCCGCATTCACTGCAAATAATTTCCCGCGTATCCATATTGGCCCGCCGCCAAACGCCGTCGCGGTAAACCATATTTCGGTAAACACGAACCACCCGCTCTTTATCCTGCCCGCACCTGGGACATATCATAACGCCTTAACTCCTAAACATCTAAACATCTAAACACCTAAACACCTAAACTTCTAAATCCCTAAACTAATAATCCCCTCTCCGCCATTCCACATAAAACCGCTTATCCTTATTGTTAAGCCAGTTCACAATAAATCGCCGGTAATTCTTTTTGCGTCGCCGCGGATCGGCTAAAAGCCATACGTACATCTTATTGAGTTCCTGCCGTAATTCTTTTTCGCCATAGGTTTTTACTAAATGCTCTACAAATTCAAAATCAATAGCCGGTTTGCTGTCTTTAAAAAAACGCGTTTCGTTTATTTTTTTTAAAAGCCGTTCAACAACATCTTTTTTATTAACGTTCGCCTGTTGAGCGGCCTTTAAAATCTCTTCTCTATATAAATCATCATGCCCAGCCATATCATTCAACCATTAAACTATTCAACCATTCAACTGATTTTATTTCAAACTCTCAATCGCCTTTATAACCTTTTGCACCTTGTTGCGCGGTATCCATTCAAGGCGATCTATTTTTATTATGCGCTTTACAAAATTCTCTAAACCCTCCACGCTTTTATTGCGCACTTTAGGATTCGATTGCCATAAATATTTTAAATAACCGATTTGTTTTGGCGTTATCATGCCCTCACGATATTTTATTTTTATCCGGAAGCCGAATTTTTGAAAATAGCGGATTAAGCCCTTTGCCTGTTCCGGCGTTAAATCCTTGCTGCTTTTAACGCCGTATTGCCCTAAAATATCGCGATAGGTGTCTTCGTCGATCCCCAACTGCTGTTTAGCGATATGGATAATCTGTATTTGTTTTTTCGTTGCCATAATTAGAATCCATTGTGTTTCTCGTAAAATTCAAATCGCGGATGTTTTTTTCCTTTCTTATCTATAACTTCTAATTTGTGTATTTGAAACAATCCGCCTAAGGTCCAATTACACCCCATCTTAGCGGTAAACCTTCCAATACAACTAAATCCAAGGCGATACCATATTTGATTAGTCGGTACCCCGGCATCTTCAAAATCTTTATATGATTGGATTGTTCCACATTTAGGGCATATAAATTTCCACTTTTTTCTGTCTTTTCCAAAAAGAGATTCCCCTTTTCTTATGTATTCTTCAACGGTCATTACTTGCATAATTAATTACCTCCTTTAATTCAAACTTATCTTTACGCGTCGCTTCAATTGCAATAGTTTATAAAGCAGGGCCTAAATTCTTAGACCCTGCCGCCGCACATCCCCTTTGCAGGAGATTGTTTTTTTTTATTTTTTTTATTATATTCTTTATGCCGCGCATCCTTAATTAATTTGCCAGGAGATAGTTCCATGGTTGAATTAATAGGTTTTATTTCACAAATGATTGATATAATTTCTAAAGGCATTGAACTAAAAGATCGAAAAAAAGAAAAATCGCCTGTTTTCCACTTTAAAGTTAATGGCTTTTCGTTAGATAAAAAATGCTTGCTCTTAGAAGTTTCTGTTTCTAATAATTCTGAAATGCCTTTCACGATCGTTGGTTTTAAATTAATTTTAGGCGATTTAGAAATTGATAATTTACCTATTGAAAATGTAAAAATCATTACCAGCGCCGGCGATGTTATCCAGGTAAATGCGCCGTTCAACTTATTTATTATGGAACGCAAAAAAATAAAATCATTAAAAATCTTACCTTCTAATTTATACCTCCTACAAAACCAAACCGATTCTGGGTTAATTTTATTTGAACTGCCTCCTAAAATCGACATTACACAAAACGCTAAATTAAAATTATTAATTGGAGGATATGATTTTGATATTTCCGCTAACATATTATGAACCTTAATTAATTCAAACTTATCTTTACGCGTCGTTTTAATCTCAACATCTTATAAAGCTGCGCTTTTACAAATCGCTCTTTTTTCAACTCTAAGTTTAATCGTTTTTCTCTTATCTTTAACTCAATGATCCACGTCAAAAGAAAAACAATAATCCATATCAAAAAAAAGATCAAATCGTCTTTAAACATCACTTTTAACCTTTTATCTTTTTATCTTTATTCTTTAACATATACCGCGCCACTTTTTTGCCGTTCTTTAATTCAATCAATTGCGAATCAATTCGGTAGCCTCTTTGCCGTAATTCCCAGATGCGCGCGCTTAATCGCAAACAGCCGTAAAGCCGTAACGCCTCCAGCGCCGTAATGCCCTTATTTCTTATCAAATGTTTTAAAATTAATTCGCTTTGCGTCATTTTTTATTTTCCCGCTTTGATTTTTTAGAAATAACCATTGGTTGATAATAGCCGTAATGTTCAATCTCAAAACGTTTTTGTTCTTCCGTCAGGCGATCAATAATCCCAAACTCTTCAGGATTCCATGAAGTAAACACTTTTTGCAATTGACACAAATTGACATTGCTTAATAACTGCTTAACCATGCGCTCCGACGCATTCATTTCTTTAACCTTTAATCTTTGATTTTTAATCTTTCCCCTCAAAAAGCGCCCCGCCCCCAGGGGTCAAAGACGAGGCGCCTGCGCGATCTCCCGGATCGTCCGCTAACTTGCTTTTTCCATATTTTCCGTGGCAATACGCGGCTCGTAATAAAATGTCTCTTCCTGAACAACCTGCACGCCCATGGTGTCTAAAACTTCCTGATCCAGTTGTTTAGTTAAGGCATCCTGAATAATTTTGTCTTTTGCCACTTCTTCCTTGGTCCGGATGTAATCGTCTTTAAAAACGCTGCGCTTAATCAATTCCAGTACCGCCTTCCAGGTAAAGCCTTTTAAGGTCTTCAATTTTGGCATGCCCAACCGAAAGCCCACAATTCCGTTGCTCAATTCTTTGCTCTTCTTTTTGCCAAATTCGTCCTTGTGCTCTTCGCAAAACAGGCTTAAATCCAGCTCCATGTCCGCAATCTCTTTTTTGATCGGATTGATCTTGTCGTCCAGAGCCTTACGCCGCCGCGCTTCCGCCTCGTTGTATTTATTCACCATCGCTTCCACATAGCTCTGTTTTTCCGCGATGGCCCGCAGCGTTTCGTTTACCTCTTCCCAGTTTTGCAGGTTGCTTTTTAAAACAACCTTTTTCCGTGCTTTGCCCATAATTTTTCCTTTCTTGTTAATTTGGAATAATGGTTTTATGATTTACAACTTCAAGGTTTAAAATGGGATACGTCAGACGCGGAACCTTTAATGCTATTTTTTTCTCTCCGTCGTCCAAAATGATGGTGCGAAAATAAATATAGCTCACACGGTAAATTCGTTCATCATATCTTACAAAGTCCCCGCGCCGTATGCGGTTATTATTTTTATCAAACATGATTACCCCTCCTAAATGATCAGCGTTTCCGCCGCCCTTTGCACCATACTTTTACTGACCTGGTTGTGGTTCAACTCAGCAATCCGCGCCGTCCGCAAAATCAATTTGGTAAGCGTCCGAACGCTGCCCTGGCATTGTTTATAAAATTCCTGCCATATCCCGTTGCTCTCCGGAAATACCGCCATCGTAAACGCCTGAACGTCAACCGCGCTAACCGCCTGCAATTTTGTGGCTATCCCTACCCGACTGTAAAGCTGCGCGTAATCGCCGCGCTTGCCCCGCAGGTTGGTCAAAAGCCTGGGCATGCCAACCAGCAAAATGCCGATCCCCGCCTTGTCGTAAACGCGCCGCAAAAGCTCCAGCGCCCGGTAAGGCAAATGTTCCGCCTCATCCACAATAATCAACCGTCCGCTGTCTTTTAGCTTTTCCACCACATCCGTAAACATATCATGGATTAACCCCTCGCCGTCGTAGCCAACCGCCTTGTGCAGTTCCCGGAACAATACGCGCGTTGTATAACCTAAATCCGCCTCTACTAAAATCACGTCCGGATTCTGCCGCGCATATTCCTTAACAGCCGTGGTCTTGCCCGTGCCCGCTTCGCCGATTACAAGACCTATTTCGCCGTCAATGTGGCAAAAACGCGCCGTTTCAAATACCTTTTGCGCATTGCTCGTTAACACAAACGGAAACAGCTTTTTGGGCGTTTGTAGGCGCTCTTGTTCCCGTTTTAAAAACGCCTTAACCGCTTCGTTAATGCGCTTTACATCGCCCTTATACTTGCCGTCCAGCCACTGGCTTAGCGCCGCGCCGCTAATGCCCAGCGCCCGCGCCACATGGCTCTGGCTCCAGCCCCGCGCTTCCATCAAGCGCTTAAGTTCTTCTCTCATCTTACGCCTCCTTTTTGTAACTCAAACTTTAGTTTGAGTGAATCAGCATTTTCGATAAAAACAACTTTACTTTCTCTAAGCGTTGATCAACATATCGCGACCGATACCAGGCTTTAACAATAGCAACAAACCAATATCGGCTAACCGCTTCCGCGCCGTTCACATAGGCATAACTCAATGTTTCATTCTTGCCCTTAACATTAAATACACTCACCCGCATCTTTACCCCCTTAAATTTTTGAAATTCGTAACTCGTAATTCGTAATTTTTAATTGTCAATTATCCACTTTTTTTCTCATCTAAATCACTTTTTTTTTCGTCTTTAATCTTTCATCTTTCATCTTTAATCTTTCTTCTTCCCAGGCCTTCCGCTCAAACTCCCAAACAAAAATCGGTTCTTCCGGCTCCGCCTCTTTCTCTTTTTCCGCCGCCGCCACCAACTGCCCAATAACCGTCTGCCCATCCTCTTTAATCTTTCCTCTTTCATCTTTAATCTTTAATCTTTCATCTTTAATCTTATCCCCAACGCCCGCATTCAACAAAACCTCGCCCACCTGCGCCGTCTCTTTCTTTAACCGCGCCTGCGCTTCTAACTGCCTGCGCAAAAGCGCTTTATCCGCCTCCGTGCCCAATATCGCCGCCGCCGGATGCACGCGCTCCGGTAAAGTCGCCTCGCAAATAAATTCGCCCGTGGGCTCAAAAACCAATATCTTTTCCGGATACATCCAATCGTATTTAATTACCACAGCTTCGCGCCGCCCGTAAAGCGCTTCGTTCCAGTAAAATCGATTGTTAAACCGGATGCCGTTGCGTTGAATGGTGGTCCGCCGTTCTTCCATCATCAAAAAATGCAGCTTTTCAAAATCAATCAGGCGGCTTTCATAATCCGGCAGGGCTTTTAGTTTTTTGGCGCTCTCTTCAAAAACCTGCAAAGGCGAATATCCCTTAAAATACCCGTCCTGATGCGGCCGTTGCGCGTATTCTAAAATCCACTCGTACAAATAATGGTAAACCGCAGCCAGCTCCGGCGCCTGCCCGCCGGTTAACGCCTTATAAGCGTTCACGTGCGCCTTTTCATTGCGCAAAAGCCGCGCCGGTTTATTCTCAATATTGTTGCCGATGTAAGTGGTCAATCGCCGCTCAAATTCGCCAAACGCGCCAAAAAATCGTTCCACCGTTTTGCTCTGTCCGTGGTAAGCTTTGGCGATAATCGTTTTTATCCCTAACCGTTCGTATAAACCTTTTAGCCCCGTTTGCTCAAAATCGTGAACGCCCGTAAAATATTGCCCCCTAAAAGCCCGCCCGTTATCGATGTAAACCGCCCGAGGAATAAATCCCTTATCTTCGCCCAGCAATTTGCCCATAAGCAATATAGACCGCCGCAGCGCTCCGCTTATCGCCATCGTGTTTTCCGTGGGCATAATTTCAAACCCCATCGGCAAGCCGCATTTCATATCGTAAAAAACAATTAATTGCATCCTCTTTGTCTTGCCCGTAAACGGATTAATGATTTCAAAATTCAAAACATGACCGTCCGCCACAAAAATGTCACCCACTTCAATTTTGGAATAATCGCGCATTACAAACGGCGCCAGCTCGTCGTTAAGCTTTTTCCCGCCATAGCGCGTAAAGGTGTAAATGGGTAAATTTTCCGCAATCCATTTGCGCCCATAGCGGTAAAACGTAATATCGCTTTGCGCAAATGCAATGCCTTTAAGGCGCATCTCTTCTTTTGCTAAGCGAATGGCTTCTTTTAAGGGCGGTTTATTAGGGCTTAAAATGTGGCTTATCAAAATAGCGCTTTGTTCCGCGCTAATAGAACTCTGGCTGGGCGATTTGTACCGGTCTTCTAAAGCGTCCGGTATTTTACCACCGGCCTCCCACTGTTTGCGCCACCGCTCGATAGTTGCATAACTAACCGGCCCTAAAATATTGTAAACCTGATCAAAATAGCGCTTTTCATTATAAAGCTTTAAAAACGTCTCTTTGGCTTGTTTAATCTTCCCCCGTCCAAACCCGGCGCAATATTTAGCGTAAGCGCTCAACAAATCGTGCCGCGCCAGCGCCTTCCTGCTCACCGTCATTCTGAGTTCCGATTTATCGGGACGAAGAATCCCTTCCATCCCCCCTGTCATTCTGATCCCGCCCCCGGAGGCTGTTGCAAATTCAGTTTGAGTAAAATTCAAAAAATTTGTAAATTCTGGGCGACAGATAAAACAAGTAATAACAAAGGAATTCCATGAGTTTTATTACTTATAATCGCTCACAAATGAATCTCTTTGGCTATAGTGTGGAAGATTTTGCCAGAGACGATCCAAAGAGTCGATTTGTAGTGGAGTTGGTTTCGCGCCTTGATTTAAGTGCACTTTATTCCCGTTATAGTTCACAAGGCGGTGATTCTTATGCCCCAGACATGATGCTTGCCTTATGGTTTTATGCTTATAGTAACGGCATTACCAGCACCCGTAAGCTGGAGGAATTGTGTAAATATGATACGCGCTACATTTATATCACTGGGAATCAGCATCCGGATCATAGTACATTAAGTCGTTTTCGCAAGGCACATTTGGATTTATTAGACCAATATTTTGTAGAGATACTTTTAATTGCCCAGGCCGAAGGCATAAGTAGTTTCAACCAGATAGCCATAGATGGCACGAAAATCAAAGCGCACAGCAGTAAGCGTCATGGCTACACTGAGGATCAATTAGACAAACGTATAGAGAAGTTAAGAGCAGAGATCAAGCAATACATGCAGCGCTGTAATTTTGTAGAACAGGGGGCCACGGATGAATTAGATTTAGAAACTCTTCGAGCGGAGAAAGAACGGCTTGAGCGCTTAGAGAAAGAGATATTAGAACGTAAAGCCCAATTGAAAGAGCGTAAGAAACAGCTCAAATCAGAACATCGTTCAAGACATCAAATAAATGTAAAAGAGCCGGATGCCCGCATGATGCCTTCGGTGGATGGGCCGGGTTATAACGCACAATTAGGCGTAGATATGTCGAGTCATTTAATTGTAGCCCATGAAGTGGTAAGCCAGCCCAACGACCAGGGTCAATTCATACCGATCCAAGAACAAGTAGAGAAGAATCTTGGTTCAGATGATAAGCGATCTTACACAGCCGATTCCGGTTATCACAATAGCGCAGACCTAAAAGAATTGGAAGAAAAGCAGATCGATGCCGTAATAGCCGATCCCCAGTTATCCAATCGTTCGATAAAGGAGACACCGACCTCCAAGGAAGAATTGCAAAAAGAAGAAAGAAAACTAAAACGAAGTGATTTTGTGTATCATGAACAGGGAGATTACTATGAATGTCCGGCGGGTAAGAAGCTTTTTCCAGTTGAGAGGAATAGCGAACGGATCGTATATCGTTCCAATGATTGTCAGGACTGTCCCTTAATTAATTTATGCATTTCCAGTAAAAAGAAAGTTAAGCAAATCCATCGTTCAGTTAATGAGAGTTATTGCGAACGTATGGCGAAAAAGTTACAAACTTCAGCGGCGCAGGAACGACTAAAGAAGCGTTCGGTGACAGTTGAACCTGTTTTTGGTAATTTGAAGCATAATTTAGGCTATCGTGGATTTTCCTTATCTGGTCTTAATAATGTTCGTAGTGAATTTACGTTAATGTGTATTGGGCATAATATTAATGTTCTATTTAAAAATATGTTAGGGAAACGTTTAGCAGCGTTTATAAAAGCATCACAAGAAAAAGATGATCTATTAATTTTATTTTCAAAGAATATTTTGGCATTTTTAATTCTATATTTTGCCCAACGTTTAAGAATGAGAAAAAATTATCAATATCGGAGAATATAAACATTAATTCCTCCCCCCCCCCCATGCAACAGCCTCCCCCGGCGGGAGAAGAATCCTTTTCATCTTTAATCTTTAATCTTTCATCTTTAATCTTCACTTCCCAATACCGCGCCTGCGCCTCCACCGGCAAGCTGCTAAGCGCAATTAAGTATTTTTCGCCTTTTCGCCCTCTACTCGGCACTGTCTTTATGACATATTTTCCGGCTTTACAATTTTTTCTAATAGCACGTTCTGTTATTCCTAATAGGTTCCTAATTTCTGCTATTTCAAGCCAAATCTCAGAACATGACAATTTATTGTTTTTATTACTATTTAGTGAATTAGGAACCTGCCCCTTAGAAGTTCCTAAAAAGTTCCTAATTCCAAGTTCCGAATTAGGAACCAATTCCTCGTTACCGGTTCCCAATTTTTCAGTCTCTTTTTGTCTTCTTCGCTGGCTTTTCATAGGTCAAGCTCCAATTGCCCTTTAGCCTTTTTATGGCAATAGCGTTCGGCCCGCGCGCTTTGCTCCAAAACCTCGTTTAAAGCCGCCGTGGCCTTTTCATAATTCTTAAAGGTAGGTTCGCTTAAAAACAGCTTTAAGGCGTGCGTCGCCCTGGTCGCCGCGTGCTGGTAGTCGTCCACCAGGTCAATCTCATCGCCCTTAAAGCCTTTAAAGCGCGGTTCCCGCACCAGAATAAAGCCGCACAAGCGCGCTAAATGCTTTAATATTTTATAATTCCGTGTTGTTTTCATCAGCGGCACAAGGTATTCTAAAGGGAACTTTACCCCGCTGCCGTCTAAGGGCATGCCCGCCCGGTAAAGGTAATTGGCGCTAATGCCCATCTCGTCTGAAATCTGTTCCACCGGCTTTTTCCCGCGGTGGATCGTTTCATATAGTAAATTTTTAATGGTGGTGTAATGGCTCATTAAAAACCCCTGCCGGTTTTTTAATTGCTTTGCCTTTTATTTATCTTTAAAATAAAAAAAGGGCTTTACGCGGCTTTACCGCGTAATTCCCGGTTAATCAGTTCTTTGATAGCCTTTTCATACTTTTCGCTGCTCCGTTTGCCGGTTAGCAGCATGTGCACGTAGGCGGGCGTAATGCCCAGCTTCCGCGCAATTTCGGATTGGTTGACCATTTTAGGATTTTTAAGGATTGGCATAACGTCGTCCTTTTTATTTTAAAATTATTGTTATTGTTTTTTAACTAATATAATTCGTAATTGCGAAATTGTCAAGTATTATTTCGCATAAAAGTATTTTTATGGTTGATAGGTTAAACATATTAATTAAAAAATTAGGGCTTGCTAAGAAGGATTTTGCTAAATCAATTAATGTTAGCCCTGGTAATTTAAGTGATTGGCTTAAAGGTAAATCTGAACCATCATCTAAAGCATTAATACGTATATGCGAAATATATAATGTTAATCTTAATTGGCTTCTCACCGGCCAGGGTAATATGTTCCTGCAGCCGTCTCCGCCGCCTACCGTAAATGAGCACGCCCAGGCGTACCAAGCAAAAGAGCAGGAAATAGAGCGCTTAAAGCAAGAAATAACCAACTTAAAAGCAGAGCTAAAAAAAATGGATCAGGAAGAAGAAAAGGATAAAGCTCACTTGCAAGCTCTTCAGGCTAAAATTAGAGAACTTGAGCTTGAGAATAGAGAGCTTATTGGTCAAATAAAAATCCTTAAAGAATTGCTTTTAAAGAAGGCTTAA